CTAGCCGCGTGATGGCCACGACGACCCCGCACCTTTCTCGCGGTCTGTACGGGTTCCAGGGAACGTACGGGTTGCGGAGCGGGGTGAGCTGATGTCCGGCCCTGCGCCCAGGGATCCCGGTGCGCGTCGCCGACGGAACGTCCCGGCGCGCGGCGAGTGGGTCGACCTCGAGCCGCTGTCGAAGCCCATCCTCGACCCACTTCCTGAGCTCGACGGCCAAGAGTGGTCGGCGAACACGAGGCTCATGTGGGAGGCGTGGCGGCAAGATCCCGTCACGGCGTTCTGGGCACCGGCCGACCTCGCCTTCGCGATCGACACGATCATGCTTCACAACGTTCAGTCGCCCTCGGACGCGGCGGAGATCCGTCTGCGCATGACCGCGCTCGGGCTCACGCCGAAGGGCAAGCGCGACCTGCGCTACCGCGTGTCGGCGAAGGAGGCAGACGTCGTCGACCTGCGCGTAGGCCGCGGTCGGAAGAAGCTCCCCCAGCAACGGAGGCTCCGCGCAGTCTGATGGTCTGGCTGGATCTCATCGATGACGGCGCCTGCGAGGACGACTGGGAGGAGTTCGAGTGGTGGGGCGGCCTGGATTGAGCGAGCAAATCGTCGAGCTCGGCTGGCACGTGATCTCAGGGAAGCGACTCCTCGAGATGCTCCGGCGCGTCTCGCAGGGTGAGGATCCAGACCTCGTCTACGCCGAGGAGTGGGCGAACGCCGAGCACGACTACATTCCGGCCGACGGGAACGACGACGAATGAGCACTCCTCGCTGCCAGAACTGCGACGGGGTCCGCTGGGATCCCGACGGCCGCTGCCGAGAGTGTCGCGAGTTCCCCACGCTTGGCTACGCCGTCCAGGAGTTCATCGAGGCCCACTGCGTGATTCCCGATCGCGACCAGCAGGGCGAGCCGTTCATCCTCACCGACGAGCAGCTGCGCTTCTGTCTCTGGTACTACCGAGTGCGCCCCGAAGTCAAGTACGTGAAGTCGAAGCGCGTCTGGAGATCGCCGTTCTACTTCACCCGTGGCGGCCAGCTCGTGCGCCCGCAGAAGTGGGGCAAGGGTCCCTTTGCCGCCGCGCTCGTGTGCGCCGAGGCCGCCGGCCCGGTTGTCTTCGACGGTTGGGACGCCAACGGCGCTCCCGTCGGGCGGCAGTGGCCGACGCCGCTGATCCAGATCACCGCGATCTCCGAGGATCAGACCGACAACGTGTGGACGGCGCTGCAGCCGATGATCGAGCTCGGCCCGTTCGCCGCCGAGATCCCGGATACCGGGATCACCCGCATCAACCTCCCGGGCGGCGGGCAGATCGAGCCCGTGACCTCGTCCTCGAAGTCGCGCCTCGGCCAGCGCGTCACGTTCATCGTCCAGGATCAGACCGAGTCGTGGACGCAGCACAACGGCGGCCGCGCGCTCGCCGACAACCAGCGCCGAAACATCGCCGGCATGGGCGGCCGCTGGCTCTCGACCCCGAACGCTTGGGATCCGACCGAGGACTCCGTCGCCCAGTACACGTCCGAGCACGAGCACGCGGGCGTCTACCACGATGACGTCGACGTGCCCGAGTCGCTCTCGATCCGCAACAAGCGCGAGCGCCGCAAGGCCCTCAAGCTCGCGTACGGCGACTCGTACTGGGTCGACCTCGACCGCGTCGAGACGGAGGTCGAGGCACTGCTACCGCGAGACGCTCCGCAGGCCGAGCGCTGGTTCCTGAACCGCAAGCACGCCGAGGAAGGCAAGGCGTTCGACGCCGACGCATGGGACGCGACGGCCGCCGCTGAGTATGTGCCGGAAGAGGGGGCGCTCGTCGTCCTCGGCGTCGACGGCGCGCGCTTCCGCGACGCCCTCGCGATCGTGGGCACGGAGGTCGAGACGGGTCACCAGTGGGTCGTCGGCATCTGGGAGCGTCCGGACTGGGCGGACGAGACGTACGAGCACCCGTTCGAGGAGGTTGACGGCATCATCCTGGACGCGTTCGAGCGCTTCGACGTCTGGCGTGCCTACGTCGACCCGCAGCACATCGACCCGCTCCTGACCCGCTGGCAGGGTCGCTGGGGCGACAAGGTCGTCGTTGAGTGGTACACGAATCGCCCGAAGCCGATGGCGTTCGCCGTGCGTAACTACCTCGACGCGATCGGTGCCGCGGCCGCGCACCTCCAGCGCGACGAGGACGGCTCCGCCGGGTTCAGCCACGACGGCGACCTCGACATGCGCCGGCACGTGCGCAACGCCGTTCGCATGAAGACGAACGTGCGCGACGACGAGGGCCAACCCATGTTCGTGCTGCAGAAGGACCGCCCCAACTCGCCCAGGAAGATCGACGCCGCGATGGCCGGGGTGCTGTCGTGGGAGGCCCGCTCGGATGCGATCGCGGCTGGCGCGACGAAGCGCAGGGTGCACGCAGTCGGAGGCTTCCGGTGAGGATCCGGCGTCGACCCGAAGGTCGTAACGGGGTCGTTGCGGTGGCTTGGCTCGGGAGGCTCGAGACCAAGCTCTACATGCGTCAGCCGGAGATGCGGCGGTTGGACGACTACTACTCGGGCAACCACCCGCTGCCGTTCGTCACGCCGGCGCACCAGGACAAGCTCCGCAACGAGTTCCGCCAGCTACTCGAGGAGTCGAGGACGAACTTCATGCGCCTCGTAGTCGACGTCGTCGAGGAGCGGATGCGAGTCGAGGGATTTCGTGAGTCGGCGCGCAGCGACATCACGACCGATCAGCGAGCGTGGGAGATCTGGCAGGAGAATCAGATGGACTCGCAGTCGCAGGTGGCGATCCTGGAGGCACTCGTGAAGAGCGTGTCGTACCTGTCGGTCTGGAAGACGCCGAACGTCGACATGCCCACGATCGCGGTCGAAGACGCGACGCAGACTATCGTCGGCTACGAGACGGGCTCGAACTTCACCCGCCGAGCGGCCGCGCTCAAGATCTGGCAGGACGACGTCCTGGGCGAACGCGCGAACGTCTACCTGCCTGACGGCATCTACAAGTTCCACCGCGGAGCGGCTGATGGGGCGACGCCGGCGACGACCACGGCCGACGAGGCCACCTTTGGCGAGACGACCAAAGGGGGGGCTCGCCGACGCTCTAGCGGGACGCCCGTAGCAGGTTGGGTCGAGATCCCGGGCAGCTTCGTTCGCAACCCGATCGGCGAGGTGCCAATCGTTGCGCTCCGCAACCGCCTGCGGCTGCTACTCGAGGGCGAGTCGGAAATCTCCGACGTGACGAGCGTCCAGAACCAGATCAACGGCTTCCTCTTCCTGCTCGCGCTCGCCGGCTACTTCGGCGCACATCGCCAGCGCTGGGCGGTCGGCGCAAAGCTCTTCTCGGACGAGGGAGCGCGCGACGGCCTCGATCAGATCGACACGGCAATCGACAAGCTGTGGGCGACGGAGAACGAGGGCGCGAAGTTCGGCGACTTCGAGGCGACCGACCTCGCTGGCTACATCAAGGCGATCGAGCAGAAGGTGCTGCACATCGCCGTCATGACGCGCACTCCTCGCCACTACCTGGTCGAGCAGGGACAGTCGCCGTCGGGCGATGCGATCAAGTCGGCCGAGTCAGGGCTCGTGAAGAAGGTCAGGCGGAAGATGCGTCCGTTCGGGGAGGGCTTCGAGGAGGCGATGCGCCTCGCGCGGAGCTTCCAGGGACTCGCCACGCCCGCCGATTCAGAGATCGTCTGGGCCGACCCGGAGATCCGCACCGAGGCGGAGATCACCGACGCCGCGATCAAGCGCTTCCAGGCCGGCCTGACCGACCGCCACCAGGCCCTCGAGGACATGGGCTACACGCAGACCCAGATCGCTCGGATGCTCGCGCAGTCGTCGCCTGTGCCGTCGCCTGTGCCTGCGCCGGAAGCCGACCCGGAGCCAGTTCTGGCCTAGCGCCAAACGGCGGGCGCCCAACCGCCGTCACTCACATGAGGAGACACACGATGAACCCGAACACGGGAGATCACTTCACGGACATGGAGCGCGCGGCGCTCGCCGGCGGCTTCGCACGCATTCACCGCGGCCGCGTCGTTCCGATAATTCGGGGCGCGGAAGACGATCCTCCGGGCGACCCGCCGTCAGATCCCCCCACCGATCCTCCGGCCGACCCGCCTAAGACGTTCTCGCAAGCAGACGTTGACCGAATCGTGTCCGAGCGCCTCGCCCGCGATCGTCGCGAGCGGCCGTCCGACGACGAGGTCGCGCAACTGCGCGACAAGGCGACGAAGTACGACGAGCTCGAAGCGGCTAACGCAACCGAGCTGGAGAAGGCGCAGCAGCGAGCAGAGCAGGCCGAGCAGCGAGCCGCGCAGGTGGAGATCGAGGCGAGAGAGACGCGGCTTCGTGCGGCAGTCCTCGCCGAAGCCGCGAAGCCCGACCGCAAGGTCGTAGACACGGAGCAAGTCATCGAGGCGCTCACGGGCCCGAAGAGGGAGCTGCTCGAGCTCGACGATGACGGCGCTCCGACCAACATCGCGAAGGCGATGGACTCACTCCTCGAGCAGCGGCCGAACCTGGTCGCTCAGGACGGAGGCGACGGGGGAGACCCGGATCAGGGCGTACGGCCGGGCGGCAAGGAGCAGCTCAGCGCCGAGGCCCTGAAGTCGATGACCGCCGAGGAAATCGTCCAGGCGCGCAGAGAAGGGCGCCTCACGGGCCTCGGGGTCGGTTCCTGAGAGCAGAGGAGTAGAAGATGGCAGTCGACCAATTTCGGCCCGAAATCTGGACGGCCGAGATCCTGACCGCGCTTCGCAACAAGCTCGTGTATGGCGGAGCGGGGATCGTGAACCGAGACTACGAGGGCGACATCTCGCAGGCCGGCGACACGGTCCACATCACGTCGATCGGTGACGTCGCCACGCGCGCCTACACCGAGCACACGGACATCTCGTGGGACGAGCTGTCCGACACCCAGCAGGACCTCCTCATCGACCAGAAGCGCTACTTCGCGTTCAAGGTCGACGATGTCGAGCGCAAGCAGGCCCTCGGCGGGTTCGTCGAGGAGGCTTCGCAGTCGGCCGCCTATGGGCTCGCCGACAACGCAGACGCGGTCATGGCCGCGGCGATGTATGCGGCGGTCAATGCGACCGCGAACGACCTCGGGGCGTTCGTGGCGGACATCTCCGACAACACGGCTTACAACCTGTTCGTCGATTTCCGCACCACGCTCAACCGGGACAACGTCCCGGACGAGGGTCGGTGGGCCATCATCCCGCCGGAGCTCACCGCGGCGCTCCTGAAGGACGACCGCTTCATCCGGGCGGACGCAGCGGGCACGACCGAGGGTCTGCGATCGGGCCTCGTCGGTCGGATCGCTGGTTTCGACGTTCTCGAGTCGAATCAGACGCCCGATCCGACGGCGAGCACGTTCGCAGTGATCGCCGGGCACCCGCTGGCGGCTTCGTACGCCGATCAGATCCTCGAAACCGAGGCGCTGCGGCTGCAGAACCAGTTCGCGGACGGCGTCCGCGGTCTGCACGTCTTCGGGCGCAAGGTCGTCCGGCCCGAATGCCTCGCGCTCGCCTCCGTGACGGTCCAGGCGTAGGGGAGGCGTAGGCGATGGCATTCACCAAGGACGTCGCTCGCCACGATCGCGTGTGGATCGACGGCGAGGACGTCTCAAACGCGTTCCGCGAGTTCGGATTCACCTCGGAGCACTCCGAGGAGGACGTCTCCGGGTTCTCGGTCTCCGGCGTCGACGAGTTCCTTCCGGGCTCGACGACGCAGGGCTTCGCGGGCGAGGCGTTCTACACGCCGGAGTTCTACGCGATCCTGTGGCCACTGCACTTCGGACGAACGGTGTTCGAGGCGCAGTGGCAGCCGGACGGCCTCGTAGACCCCACGCGCGAGGTCTACTACGGCAACGTCACCGCGAACACGTTCAACCCGAACGCGACCCGCGGGAATGTCCGCGTGATGCAGACCACGTTCCGTCCTGCGGACGAGGACGGGATCCAGTCGTCGGCGGGCACCTAGTAGCCGCATGCGGATCGTCTTCGTATCGGCCGCGTGGCAGCGCTTCGCCGTCACGCGGCTCGCCCTTGCTCAGAGAGCCCATCTCTGTGGTGAGCTCTCTGAGCGGGGCCACGAAGCGACGTGCGTCATCGTCGCCGACGACGAGAACCTCGACATCGCCTCGGAGTTCGGCTTCGAGACAGTGGAGCAGTCCAACGCCCAGCTGGGGCGGAAGTTCAACGATGGCCTCGAGTACGCCGCTCGCGAGCTCGAGGCCGACTACTTCGTCTTGATCGGTTCCGACGACTGGATGCACGTGGACATCTTCGAGCGGCTACCCCTCGATATCGCCGAGCCGCCCGAGCTCACGGATGAGCGGCCCATCGTGACATGGGCGGAGGTTCCGGAGGCGACGACGGGCCGGGAGATCGCGGTCGTCGATCTCGAAGAAGGCCGGCTGCGTCGCTGCCGCGCGCGCGGACGCTATGGCGTCATCCCGTGGATCTTCCCGCGCAACGCGCTCGAGCCGAGCGGGTTCCGCCCGATCAAGGACGAGGCAAGTATCGGGATCGATGGCAGCCTGATCGCTGGCCTCAA